TTTCGAAGACATGGACTTGATCAATGAACAAGTTGAAAAATACAACAACGATGGCAACTTCGGTTACTGGAACCAAGACCCAGATGGAATGTATCGTTGGGTAAGTGCGTTTCAGGATGCTACAGACGGTGGCGGTCAAGACAAATATGGCACAGCGTTTTACGGGGGTGGGCCTATTTCCATGATCGGCAACGCTCTGAAGATAAGACCATCTGGTATGGCCCGTGCAAAGGATGAGAAAGGGAATTACCTAGTAGATCGTGCTGACATTGGCTACCGTGACTTAAAGGATATGCGGGATCGTGGCGGGCCACAGGCATCAGGTGGACGCTTTGAGGGCGCTGGGCAGTACAGTGAATTTGCTAACTTGGTTGCGGGGGAGCAAGGTGAGCGTGAGCTATATCCAACAAAAACAGACTATAGCAAAATCGGTTTGATTTCACCGCCGCCATTGCCAAGCGTTTATGATAGTCGCGGCAACATGAAGCCGAAACGCAATATCGCACGGTCACTGCTGGGAATGTACTAATGCCACGGAAAGAAATCGGTGAGGGGCTAAGATGAACCTGTTAAAGTTTCTTTCAAAGCCAGCCAAAAAGGCTGTGAAGGATATGCCAAAGCCGACAAAGCCGAAGCCAGAGGTGCAGAACCTGTTTAATGAGGAACTGTACCATTACACGCGTTCTAAGAGCATTGATGATGACATTATGAACCCTGATCGTGGCTTTCATGGTAGTGCAATTGATCGTTTAGGCATACATGCTGGAACAAAACAGGCTGCATTGGATCGTGGTTTTCATGGTCATTACGGTGCAATGGTGAACGGTGAGCCGCAGTTTGAAACTGGAACAACATTACCGTTATTAGCGCGTACTGATAAACCTTTTACAAAGCCCAATGGTGAACCTTGGACTGAATTTGAATTGCGTGATTTTGTCAATCAATACGCCGAAGACAACAAGATAGAAGATCGTGCGGATGTAGCCACAGCATTGCGGCGTGATTTGGCAGCGGCTGGGTACACGAATGTACCATACATCAATGCGGTAGAGGACGCTGGTAGCGTAAGTCAGATTATGCTAGTTGACAGGCCAGTAAATGACTTAGCAGTGTTGCGCAGTAGGTTTGCCAAGTTTCAGGATGCCTATGGGCCACAACTTGGTTTGTCAGTGGCTGGTGGTTTGATGTCACCACAAATCATGGATTATCTTGCAAAAGTAGAGCGGGAAGAACGCGATGGCTTATAACTTTATTGATTATTTGCTGGGCCGTAAGCCAACACAAGAAGACCGTCAGGCAGGTTACTTTGGTGACACTATGTCTAAGTTCGGGAATGATGAACTGGCGGCAGCGCAATATTTGTTAGAAAATGCGGGTACAGTAGCTGCGGACAGTTTGCCTGAAGAAATGGGCGTATATCGCAATGTCCTTAGTTATCCAGCAGATTTGGTTAATGCTGCATTGTTAGGTGTTGTTGGTGGCAGTCAAAAGGCAGCGGCTGGGGTAGCTGAATTACTAGCAAATGACGAATATGAAAGTCGTGCAGCGCGTGATATATTAGGTGGACTTGAGGTTGTAGGTGTAAGCCCACAAGGTCGTGCGGTATCTTTGCTCACAGCCCCTGCAAAAGCTGCCGTAGCAGCCCGTGCGCCTTATCTTTTATCTGATGTTAAATATGCAACCAGATCACTTGCAGAAGGTGATTTAGAGGGCGTGAGAGATGCATTCTATGAGGGCGGTGTACCCGTGGGTGTTGGTGCGGATGCTGTTAACCCTGCTGGCGAAGTAATGAGTTACTCCGATGTAGAAGTATTAGACCCGCGTGATGTTATCGGTGCTACATTTTCACCAACGCCAGCGGATTTGACGAAAACAGGTGGATTTTACACGGGTATTGATAGCTCTGGAACAACGCGTGTAACCCCTTTAATGGGCGGGCCATTATTTCCTTTACAGGAAACCTATCGCGATGCAGGCGTTGGGTGGCTGGTTGATAGCGCGTCCAAAGCATCAACAAAGTTGGGCAAAGATGCAGACTTCCTGACAGTAACAACTATGTCACCAAAGGCGCATCAGTCAAACGCATCTATAGCCGATGCATATATGGGTACACTAGAAGCCTACATCCGCGATAATCGTATTTCTGATGAGGGATTGAATACCCTAAACAACATCGTCACTGATTTTGGTAAGAAAACAAAAAGCGAAGACATGCGCAAGCTATCAACATTTGTTGGATTTGATAGCCCATCATTCGATGATTGGATGCGCAGCGCCACATTTGAACAGCGTGAAATGATATCTAAGCTAATGACATCTCCAAAAGCACTTAAAGCTGGCGGGCCAAATTTCCAACGCGTTTTGGATGAAACAATCCAGCCTGAGTTTGCGGGCAGCAATCTTGGTGATACTACACTTGTATTGAAGATAGATCGTGATCGTGGGATTTTAGATTTAGCTTCTATGGGTTTGCCTGTGCATCCTTCCTATGATTATGGTATTGCAGCGGATGTTGTGGGTCGATTTGAAAATCCTGTGTCGCGTGGATTGTTATATAGCGATTTTGAGGATGAATTTAGTTCTAGACCTACAATGATCCGTCCAGACGGAACAATCGATCAGTCAGGTATGGCCTACTCATTTGGTCGTGCATTGCCAGTAGAAGCGATGACACCTGAAAAAGCGCGTAATATTCAAGAAGCTGTCGCATACTATAACATTCAACAGCCACAGCAGGCACAAGTTATAGAGGCGGCATTGCGCGGGGATGCATGGCGATCTTCATTAATTCCTAAAAACAGAGGTGGTGTTGGCCCAACAGATTATGAGCGGGCAATTGAACGCAGCCCATCATCACCATCACTGTCACTGTTAACCGCAGCCGAAGTAAAGGCGGGCGCGAAGGATGGATCGTTGCAGGTGTTCCAGCTTGGTAACGATGACATCTACTTCAACTTGCAGAAAAGCCCAGATTACACATGGATGAATGATGGCAACCCAATCCCAGAGCTAGGCGATAATGAAATCGGTCTGGCGGGCGTTATTAACAACGAACTGGGCGCAAAGGGCGTAGCTGGCCCAGCAATCTTGGGTAAAGCAATTGAAGAAGGTGTGACCGTATTGGACGCATTTGCGGTTCCAAGTGCTAAATTTCCCGATGGTTTCCTCAACAGCATGTATGGAAACGCTGGATTTGAAGAAGTAAAGCGGATACCATTCAGTAAAGAATACTACATAGAAGAACGTGGACAAGCGGCCTACGATGATCTATTAAAACAGTGGAGATCGGAAGGCTGGGACGAAAGTCAGGGGTTCCCTGATGTCGTTCTTATGAAATGGAGAGGCACAGATGACCAAAGAACAAACGCAAGTACGCGCATTTTTGACGCGGATTTCGAAGGTTTTGGGACAGGAGCGGACATCGGTTCTATCAGATCGTCAGGACAAGATTTTGAGCAAAGCCTATCGTCGGCTTCTGGACAGCAAACCACTGGACAAAATATCGGATCAAGAAATATTGGGTCAGTACGAACTGGTAACAGAACACCTGTCTCCAATCGCTTACGAACAACGGTAGATGAACTGAAAGGTCTTACACCCCTTCAGCGCAGAAACCTTGGACTGCTAAATATGTAAGGGGATGTAAATGCCAATTACCACATACTCAGAGCTACAAACGGTTATTGCGGACTTTCTGGATCGTGATGACCAGACAGAGCGTATCAAGACGTTCATCGACTTGGCAGAGGTCAACATGGGTCGTTTGGTGCGTCATTGGCGCATGGAGCGTCGATCAACGGCTATACTAGATACGCAATATAGCGCGTTACCGACAGATTTTCTTGAGCCGATCCGTTTGCAGGTTCAGGCAAACCCGCCACATGCGCTTGAGTTAGTGGGTCAGGGCGAATTGATGTCGCGCCGTGAGATTACGTCTGACACGCAGGGCAAGCCACGTTACTATGCGATTACAGACGGATCAATTGAGGCGTTCCCAACGCCAGATGCCAATTATACGCTAGAAATGGTGTATTATGGTAGAATACCTGCGCTAACGACTAGCAATACATCAAATTGGGTTCTGCAATATCATGCAGATGCGTATTTGTATGGTTCTTTGATCCATTCTGCGCCATTCTTGGGTGAAGATGCCCGTATGCAGACATGGGCAGCGTTGTATCAAAGCGCAATAGATGCTATAAACATGGAAAGCGACAAAGCAAAATCTAGCGGTTCTGGTCGTCGTTTAACAATTAGGAGTTACTAATGGCAAGCATTGCAGATCGCGTACTAGACAACGGTCTAACTGTTTTAGATACGGAAGCTAACCGTGTTGACTTAACCTCACAAGAAGCGACAACCTACGCAGAGGCGACATCGACTTACACTCTTGGCAACAAGACAAGCATTTCTATTGGCGCACCTACAGATCGCACAGGCGGTGGTCGTAAAGTCACAATGGCAGCTATTTCTGATGGTTCTATCACTGGCACGGGTACAGCAACGCATTATGCGATTGTTGATACGTCAAATTCACGCTTACTTGTTACGGGCGCACTTACAGCGTCACAGAGCGTAACAACAGGCAACACATTCTCACTTGAAGCGTTGGACATCGGCATCCCTGATCCAAGCTAATTTAGGGGGCTGTAATGGCAGTAAAATTTGCTAACCGCGTAAAGGTCACAACCAGCACAACTGGCACTGGCACGATTACCCTTGGCTCTGCCGTTGCAGGGTTTCAATCGTTTGCGGATGGCGGCATCGTTAATGGCAACGAAGTACGCTACACAATCACAGATGGCAATGATTGGGAAGTCGGTACAGGGACGTATACATCCACTGGCACCACACTATCGCGCACACTGATTGAAAGCAGCACAGGATCGCTGTTGAATTTGTCAGGTACGAACGTCGAAGTGTTTATCACGATGGCGGCGGTTGATATTGACAACTTAGCCACCCGCAGCATGGACGTTTACAGCTATACCGCAACATCAGGTCAAACAGCGTTTACTGGCACCGATGACAACGGCAACACGCTAAACTTCTTAGAAGACAACATCATTGTTACGCTCAACGGTGTAACGCTAGAAAAAACAACCGATTACACGGTTTCTGGCGGCGATACGGTTACACTGACAAGTGGCGCAGCGGTATCTGATGAATTGAACGTCACAGCGTTTAAATACTTCGGCATTGCGGATGCCGTTCCTAATTCTGGCGGTGCATTCACTGGTAATGTTGATTTTGATGCTGGCATTGATGTCACGGGCAATATCACTGTCACTGGTACGGTAGACGGGCGCGATGTAGCAACAGACGGGACTAAACTGGATGGCATTGAAGCAAGCGCAGATGTCACTGACGCAGCTAACGTAGAGCCACTAGTTGACGCACATATCAACGTATCTGGTGCATCCTCTGGTCAATACCTTGGTTGGAACGGTTCAGACTACGCTTGGTCAACTGTCGATCTAACAACAAAAGTAAGCAAATCAGGCGACACTATGACAGGTGCGCTTATCCTGAATGCAGACCCAACAGCGGCACTAGGGGCTTCAACAAAGCAGTATGTCGATACTCAGGTTGCAGGGATTGTAGATAGCGCACCAGCGACACTAGATACGCTGAATGAACTAGCGGCTGCATTGGGTGATGACCCTAACTTTGCGACTACTACAGCAACCAACATCGGCACTAAGGTTTCTAAGTCTGGCGATACTATGACAGGTAATCTGGACATCACAGGGACTTTGACCAGCGATGGGCTGACTGTGGATGGGAATGCAAAACTATCAGCTACCTCACCAACGCTAAGATTTACAGAAACAGATCAGACAGACTTGCACACAAGAATGACGGCTGGTGGCGGCTCTATTTATATACAAACAGAGAATGATGCTGAAACTGTTCGAAAAGATCGTTTCCGCATTCAGCACTCAACAGGCGACATCAGCTTCTATGAGGACACAGGCACCACTGCAAAGTTCTTCTGGGATGCTAGTGCTGAGAGTTTGGGCATTGGGACGATTTCGCCTAGTAATCTTCTTGAGCTAGATGCTGGAAGTGGAACCAATGCTGGTATGACCATTCGCATGGGTACTGGCAATTCTGGTGCAAATGATAGCTTTATTGGTTTTGAAAATAGTGCTGGCACTGAAATTATTAGAACAAGATATGATAACCCTTTAACATCTTATATTGTTTCTTCTGATACGTCAGGTGACATACTGACGGTGACACGCAGCGGTAACTTGCTGGTGGGTAAGACTACTCTTGAGTATGAGAATACTGCTGGGCATATTTTCCGTTCAGATGGACTGCAAAGTTCAATTCGTGACGGAGGCAATGCCGCTGACTTCAATAGACTGTCTAGTGACGGTGAAATCATTAGGGTTTCTAAAGACGGCACCACTGTGGGCAGTATTGGAAACAACACGGATTTCTTCATTGCTTCACAGGATGGTACTGGTTTGAGGTTTAACAGCACTCAAGTTTTACCTTGCTCAGAGAGTGGCGCAACTCAAAATGGTTCAAGAGATTTAGGCGCATCAGGGTCTAAATTTAAAGACGGTCACTTTGGCGGCACAGTAAACGCAGCCAACTTCAACACCACTTCAGACGCTACCCTAAAGACCAACGTAGAAACCCTCACAGGATCACTAGATGCAGTGAAAGCATTGCGTGGTGTCTCATTCGATTGGATTGAGAACGGCAACTCAGAGGTCGGTGTAATCGCCCAAGAGGTTGAGGAAGTTATCCCAGATGTAGTCAGCACAAATGACCAAGGCATTAAGTCAGTTAAATACGGCAACATCGTGGCTGTACTGATTGAGGCCATCAAAGAACAGCAAGAGCAAATCGACGCTCTTAAAGAACAACTCAATAGCTAATAGTAGGAGATACGAAGATGGCTATTAAAGTAAACGGTACTACGGTTATTAATGACAGTAGGGCTTTGCAAAACATTGCAAGTTTAGACGCTACAACAACAGCTACGATTAGTGCGGCTGGTGGTGGTGGTGGCTTGGAGCTACTGCAAAACACAGCTATAACATCCGATACATCTTACATAGATTATAATTTCCCAAGTGGGTATAGTGAGTTTTTTTTCGTTTTTGACCAATTTCGGTCAACCTTCAGTGCAGCATATAACTATCCACGTATGCAGATAAGACTCAAAGATGGTTCAGGAAATCTCATAACGGGTTATGAGTATTATCGTGGCACTATGCAATCACTCAATGATAACCTTGATAATAAAATTGACTATTGTATGAGATTAGGTACTCAAAATAGTCCAAACAGAGCGCAATCAGCTTATATGAGAATTAATGTGCCTAAAAGAAGCGATGTGAGAACCCAGATAACGTCTTATGCGACAGGGAACTGGATGGACGGAACCGCTGAAGAGAGAGATCAGTCTAACTTTGTAGCTGTTCCGCTTTATGCAGAAGCTAACAACGGAATAAGATTTTTTAACTATAGCGGTTCTTTTGACAGCACCAGTAACAGATATCTAATATTCGGAGTTCCAGATGCCTAAAGCAATAGTAGACGGAGAGTATGTTGACGTAACAGATCAAGACGTTGCAGATACAAAGTACCAAACACCAGAAGGAATGGCTATTAGTGAGAGAGCGGAGCGTGACAGGCGTTTATTAGCAACCGATTGGATGGCATCATCAGATCGCACAATGACCCAAGCTGAGATAGACTATCGTCAGGCTTTGCGTGATGTACCAGCACAAGCAGGGTTTCCTGAGAACGTAACTTGGCCCACTAAACCTTAAGGATGTAACAAATGAGTAGAGCAAGAGACTTAGCCGATAGTGCTGACAACGACATCTCAGGCACACTTACCGTAGATGACATTACACTTTCTGGTAACATCACTGTTGGTGGTACAGTTGACGGGCGTGACCTTGCTACGGATGGCTCTAAGCTAGACGGTGTAGAGGCTAACGCTACTGCTGACCAAACTGGTGCTGAGATTAAAGCGGCTTACGAAGGTGAAACAGATACGAATGCTTATACAGATGCTGAAAAAACTAAGCTGTCAGGTATTGAGACAGGTGCCACAGCGGATCAGACAATTACAGCAGGGTCAGGCTTAACTGGTGGTGGTACAGGAGATGTAACTATCAGTCACGCTGATACCAGTTCTGTATCTAACAGTGACAACAGCGGTAACACCTTTATTCAAGACCTTACTTTTGATGGATATGGTCACGTCACTGCTGTAGGGACAGGCACAGTCTCTGTGGGCGATGGTACTTTAACTGTTCAAGGTACAGGTGCGCTTGGCGGGAGTGGTACATTTACAGCTAACCAAAGCGCAAACACAACGATAAGCATAAGCCATGATGACACTTCTAGTCAGTCATCCGTTGATAACAGCGGTGCAACGGTAATCCAAGACGTAACTCTGGATGGTTATGGTCACGTCACTGGGCTTGGCTCCAAGACAATGACCCTAGCTGACCTTGGGTATACTGGTGCAACTAACGCTAACTACATCACGAATAACAACCAGCTAACCAATGGTGCGGGTTATTCAACTTATAGTGCGAACCAATCATTAGATACCACAAGCAGCCCAACATTTTCTAACCCTAACCTAACCAGCGCATTGCGTATGGGCGGTACACAGGTGTTAAGTAGTGGTCGTGCGCTTACAAACATTACAAGCGTGGATAGTACTACAGCAACGGCTATTGGTAATGCTGGTGTTGGTGGTGGCTCTGTGTATGAGTATGACAATGTATTTGGCAACACTCATAGTGCATATACCAAACCCGCCGATGGTGTTGTCTTAAACCAAGGCTCTAATTTTTTTGTAAACTTAGCTCTTTATAATGGTACTACTTCATTTGGGGAGAAGTCAGGCAGAGGCCCGTCTACCTACCGTGCTTTTTCAACCAGCGCGCTAACGTCATCTCAAATAGTAAATAAGTACGGCAAAATTGTAATGAAACTCCCATCAGCTTCAATTTCTTTAAGAAGTGGTGGGTACTATGGATCACTTCTTTTCTTTACGGCCTACAACTCCTCAACAAATAAGACCAGAATTTTAGCCCAATATGGGGGATGGCCCTCACAAACGATACTTCCAAAGGAATTGATCGTTGACCACTTTGTAGTTACTACAGGTTGGGCGTTAGAGTTATATGTTTCGGATGCCTATGACCAAGCAATTTATAACGAAAACCTGACGTTTTCTGCGAATACGATAAGCTGCGTTGGTCGGTTTTTACAAGTATAAAAGGATACAACAGAAATGACTGCATCAGATCAAATGAGACAGCTTAGAAACGAAAGACTTGCGGAGACAGATTGGTGGGCGATGTCTGACCGCACCATGACCCAAGCTGAAATAGATTATCGTCAGGCTTTGCGTGACTTACCGCAACGTCCAGATTTTCCAAATATAGCCGCTCAAGATTGGCCAACTAAACCATAAGGACTTAGCATGTTTGGTTATAATCCGATAGCATCAGCCCCAGTAGCGGCAACAGATAAAATTATTTACCTGTTTACTGGTGTTTACAATGGCACGGCTGCGGATGTACCGACACTTACAGTTTATGAAGATGAAACATTCTCTGCGCCCAATGTGCTTACTGGCACAGTGCGGATTGGCACAGGCGCATTAACGCAGTCACATGCGCTCACCACAGCCGACATTGATCTTGGTGCGCCCACGGTTGCAAGCACTGGCATTACACAGGTTCACGCAATATCCGCGCCTGAATTAATTACTGGCAATGCTGATGTAGTTACGTTGACCGCTTATGAGGATGAAACTTTTGCAGCGCCTAATTTGGACGCTGGCAACCCCTCTATTGATGCAACGTTACTGTCTCAGCTTCATGTATTAACATTTGAAAGCGTGGAAGCTAACGCGCCTGTCGTTGACACAACAGCTATAACGCAGGTTCATGTTCTTGCGGCACCAGAGCTATTAACTGGCATAGATGTAGGCCAACTTAGGTTCCAGTGGATGGAGCAATACTTTGACGCAGAGATTTGGACGGAGCAAAGCATACCTAGTGAAACATGGACGGATGCTGCGTAGCGTGGTATTGTGCAGCTAACAAAGGATTGAAACATGGCGATTAGCATTACCAAACCAACAGTCGGCGGCTCAGAGGATACATGGGGTGCGACAATCAACACGGCGCTAGATACAATCGTTGATGGCGTAAACGGTACGTCAGGCACGGTAGCCCCTGATCTAAGCACTCTTACGATAAACGGTACAGACGTTACTGCGACAGCGGCAGAGTTAAATATCTTGGATGGTGTCACTGCAACAACGGCTGAACTTAACTATGTTGATGGCGTGACTAGCAATGTTCAGACACAATTGGATGCAAAAGCACCTACAGCTAATCCAACCTTCACTGGAACTGCAACAATTCCTACGGCAACGATTACAACAGCAACGATTACAACAGCCAATATAACAACTGTAGACTTGGGTGATTGGACTATTACAGAAAGTTCTGGTGTTCTTTATTTTGCGACAGGCGGCACAAACAAGATGAAGCTAGAAGCAAACGGTGATTTAACAGTAGTCGGAAACGTCACAGCTTATGGAACAATCTAATGGCTCTACAGACCAGTGGTGCAATATCCCTAGATGACATACACGTTGAGGCGGGTGGTACTACGGGTACTGAGGTCAGCCTAAATGATGCAGACATCCGTGATTTGATAACCAAAGGTGCTGGTACGCAGGCGCGTTTTTCAGAATGGTACGGCGCAGCAAGAGAGTATGCACTTGCATTAGCATCTGATGTTTCAAATATAGATGTTAGAGCGTTAGCAATAGCTGACGGTTGGGACGGTAATGAGCCTCTAGCCATTAACGTAAACTCTGGTACTACAGTGTATTCAACCACTACCTCTACTGCGGGTATGCTCATAGCAGGTAGCTTCCCTAACGGTGTAACCATTAACAACAGTGGGGCTATCACTGGGCATGGTGGTTCAGCGGGGCAAGACGGTGG